AATGATACATACTTAGACACAAGTATGTCTTTAACCAAGGAGAATTATTATGAAATGGTCTACACCACAAGCAAGCGATATGCGTTTCGGTTTTGAAATCACAATGTACATTGCAAATCGTTAATTCGATCTAGCATAAAAAAGCCCTCTAAGAGGGCTTTTTGTTGACTGTAATTTCTTATCAGTTGTTTGTATCTTCTAGATACTGGCCCACAGCAGCCTGTCTCCAACCGCTTGGATTATTTGGTAAATCTTGCGGGGTACCCTGACCATGTAAAGGAAGTGTAATTGGTTTTGTAGCGGGTGTAGGCGGTTTAACAGGTTTATCAGTTACCTGATATGTTTTGCACTGGCACCATTTAAACTCTTTAAGACCTGCTTTCTTGGCCATTGCATAGGCTTGTTTAAAAGTTGGAGCATGTTCAATTTGCTGAAGAATATCAGTTGATTGTTGTCCGGGACCAGCTGTAGTAGTACCTTGGGCAGTTGTAGCAACTTGTGATACTTCGTCAGCCTCTGCTTCATTGACTTCTTGACTCATATCCGGAAATTGAGCCATGATAGCTGAGCCGTCTAACCGACCAAGACTTGCTGGGTAAATGGTCATAAATGGCGGGTGCTTGAATGTACTTTTAGCCAGCGCATGTCTAATTATTTCTTGTGCTCGACTATGACTTACAGGTCTTGTTCGTTGTACAGTTGCTTGCCCTGAACGGTCATGATGCACTATGCAGGCAATGTACTCTTGGGCATTTTCTTGATCATCTGCTTCTTGTATTGATTCTAATTTATTAACTAATGCTCTATATTGTTCTGCCGCTGTGGTCATGCTAGTTCCTATCAAATATTAACAGTATTTATGCCCAACGCAGGAGAAATAAGGTCTTATTTCGTTCTTGTTTAAAGGCCACACAAGCTTCAAAGCAAGTCTGATGATCATGTTGGCTATAGGCCCATTCAGCCCAATGCGGTCCGCAAAATCTATTCAACCATAGATCAAGAGTTTCAATTGATTCTACCCAGTTAAACTGTTCTCCGCAGATTGGAAGTGGGGCAAGGGCTCTGTATTCGAACTCGTGATATTCAGGTAGATAAAACGCCACTCGCATAATATATTTAATTGATTATAAATATTTTATGTCCAACACTGCCTATAACAAACTGCCCACTGTAGAAGTTCTTTACGATCAATTTTCTAACGAAACTTATGTGCCTAGAGTATATGGCACAACCTGTAGGACATTTACTCCTAATCTAGTCAAGACGCCGCCTCCCACTGAATATAAAGAAACTACACCCACTATAACTAGCGAGTTTAAACTAGATCCCCTATTCTTAGTAAGAACTTAAAGTCAAAAAAAAGTCCACATAAAGTGGACTTTTTGTTTGTAGTAACACTATTATAGTGGAACTTCTTCCCACAATAAACGTCCTGTATAAGAGAACGATGTTGAAGCGGCTGTGTTGTAAAGTGCTAGTACGCCACCTGGTGGAACAATTAATTGTCCGTCAAAGTTTTGTACAGCTAGTAACGGTGCGTTTAATGCTGTGTTAGCAATAGTACCATATGTTACGTTACCACCACTGTTAAAGTCACTTACTTCAAGAGCAGTGAACGTGTTGGTTAAACCAGTTAGTGCAGTACCACCTGCATAACCTTTAGCTTGTGAACCAGCTTGAGTTAGTGTCTTGCTGTTGTAAGGTGTTAAGCCAGTAGAAATGTTAGCATTACCTGTACTTACATACCAAATTAAAGCACCAAATGGAGCTGGAGTAGAAACGGTGTTAGCAATCGGAGCAAGTTGCGCTTGTGTAATAACAAGGTTAACTGACGATGATTGTGGGTTGTAAACACCTATCATTGGCTGTGCGGCAGCGGCTGTAGCTAATGTTGCGCTACCACCGTTAGTTGTACCGTGGTTAGCAACACCTGCTACAACAGTTGTAGTGCCTGTTCTAAAAAAGTTACCACGATAAGCCTGCTCATAAAAACGGCCGTGTAGTTCTGTAACGATCAAATCGCCTAGTTGACCTTGGCGTATTGCTGGGGTAGCGCCAGGTTGATTTGAACCTGCTGGTGCGCCTACTTGTCCTTGAATTAACATATAAAATCTCCTTGATTAATTATGCGGATAGATGCCAAAGGTCTGCATATCATCTCTTAGCCTGTCTACCTCATCTGTACTAATATTTAGTCCTGTTGCCAAAATATAGTTCATAACCCGCAATTCTGCAAGCATTTGATTAGATGTTTCTTGAATTTGTTGTAATTGCCCGCCATTTTCTAGTGAGCTATTTATTGACAAATCAGTTGGTACTACATCATAATATACATTTAAAACATCTGTACCTGCATGTGTACTTGTATTAAAATCAACGTCGATAACATTACTATTTACTGGATGCGGAGTTGCTCCATAACCAGGTACACCTGCTAGATAAATTGGTGTATTACGGGTAACGTTAATTACAGCATATAATTTTCTAACGTTAAAATTTGGTACGTTTGTAAAGTCTAATAGGCCACTAGAGGGCGTAAAACTTACTTGGTTCGTTATCAGTTGCTTTGCCATGAATTATCCTTATAACGCTAATGCGTATAATAGCATTGTAGTGTTTACAGGTTGTCCGTTTTGAGTAATAGTGCCAGCAGTAATATTACCGCTTGTTGTCAAATTTCCTGCAATATTTAAATTTCCGCCTACTCCGACTCCGCCTGCTACAGTTAACGCACCTTGAGCTGAGTTTGTTGATGCAGTACTAGAGCTAATTGTTATATTTTGAAGCGTATCGATGCTTATAGCAGTTGTGCTATTAGTTTGTAGTTGTAGTGCGTTCTGCGCATCTGATGCATAAACTAACCCAACTGATGATGCATTTAAATATGACATTTACAATTCCTTTGTTTACTTATTTAGCTTTTTAATTTAGAATACTATATGCCGAGACCCGCTAGGCAATGTTACTTGAACTCCGGGCAACATACGAATTGGCCCAACACTTGTTCCCGAAGATCCTGCTGGCACAATAATTGTTGTAGCCATAGTATTACTATTAATATACATACCGCTACTTGCCTGTACATTTCCTGCACTAACTGTGTTAGTAACAGTTAAATTACTTAGGGTACCAATATTAGTAATAAGCGGTTGATTAGCAGTTTGAATAGATCCGTAGAATTTAGCATCGGTACCGTCAGTGCCATTGTCAAGTACAGTTACTAGACCATCATTTGATATTACATCGCCTTTGATATTTCCGGTTATATTTCCAAGAAAACTAGACTGTATTGGTTTGTTACTTACTAGTTTATCACCGTTATATGAGTAGGTAAGCGTAACATTAGCACCATCAATAGTAATACCAGCGCCATCAGCTGCCGACGCGCCAGCGGCACCTTTTGCTATAGTAATATTAAGATCACTAATTTCTAAATCTGTAGAACTAATAGAAGTTCTTGTACCAGTTACTGTTAAGTTTCCAGTGATAACAAGATTACCAGTTTGTACAATATTACCAGTTACATTAACTACATCGCCGGATCCATTAACCGTCAATGATGTCAAAGTACCTAATGATGTTAAACTAGATGAAACAATAGTGCTGTTTAATGAACCGCCTGATAATGTACCAGCTTCTGCTGGAATAGTGATATCACTACTACCATCAAATGGTACATTGTTTATGTTCACTGAGGTAGCTAATTTTGTAGTTGTTGCGGAATTCCCGCCAATATTAACACCAGTTAGTGTTTGTGTTGCACTAGTTCTATTAAGAGGAAACGGAGTTGTTCCAATGTAAATACTTGAGGTGCTATATATTCCGTTAGTAACAGTAGCGGCGTTGCCATTTATAGAACCTTGGATAGTATTAGTAACTCTTAAATTAGTTAAAGTACCTACTGTGGTTAGACTACTGTTGATAATATTTGCAGGTAAGGTAGTTCCAGATAGTCCGCTAGCTGATGCTGTTATCGTGATATCTGCTGTACCGTCAAATAGTACGCCGTTAATTGCTCTTGGAGTTTCTAATCTAGGAGCGGCATTAGCAAAATATTGTAAATCATTCCATGCAGTTGCCCCATCACCAAATTTAAGTTTATTAGTGGTGATATTAAGGCCAGGTTCGCCCAACGCTAGTACCGGATTTTGTGCTTGCCAATTTCCGTTAGTATCGCGACGTACTTTAATTTGTGCTAGCTGAGTAGTTGTAGCCATTGCATATTCCTTGTATAATGTATTTATATGGTTTTACAAGGATTACTAACGCAGAATTTACTTTTTATAATATTGATAGTTAACAGATGTTGAATTTTCTCTATGTACACTAGCACCATTTTTTAAGTGAAATCTACGGGCCATAGTAGTTTGCGGGCTTAGTGTAACAATGTTTTTAACATCTTTAAATTCGCTAATAATCCAATCAGCCGCTTGTTTGATTAGTTCAGCCCCTGCACCGGGACTATAACTCCAGATTGTATAAAATACTGCCACATCTTGAGTTTTAGCTAGTTTAATCAAATCATCTTCATCTTCAGGGATATCTGCTAACCATTGTAAACAAGTTGCGGCTAGAACTTCTTCTCCCGCTTTTAACAATAAGATTTCAGCAGCCGAATTAATACGCTGTTCAAGAGGAATATGCGGGCGCACAGGATCGTCTTTAACTACAGAAGTTAATGGATCAGATATATCTCGAATGTGATGTAGTTTCATGATAAGCAGTAGTAATATACGTACTTATCATTTTACATTAAAAATATAATAAAATCGGTTAGACTTCGTCCATTGGCAAATTATTAATAAGGTCTCGTAATTTGCTTGATCCTACTACTGCATTAATTTTAGGTGCAGGTGCGCCTGCTGTTGGATCATCAGTGATCGTTTGTCGTTGTTTAATAGAATTTAGCAAACTAGTACCTGCGCTTTGAGCGACACTACCATATCCATCTTGCTCATCTAAATCACTAATACGTAGAGTGTCAATATTAAATTCTAAGTCAATCTTCATACCAACTCCACTACTAGAACGTGTCTTCATCAGCTGAATTTGGTAACGACCACGTTCACGCATAGCACGACTAGTAAAGATACCAAACACGTTATCAGCTGTCTGAATCTTACTAAGTCCACCTGAAATATGACTGTGATCAAACTCAACTTCTTCAACAGCACCACGATTCAACTGTGCCGCAGTAACAAACACACAGTTCTTTTCTACCGCTAGATTACGCAGTTCTTCTGACACATATTTGTCTTTGACAAACAAGTTTTCAGCACTAATCTTCTTGCTTAAAGGCATTAGCAAGTCCATATAGTCTACTAATAGTACGTCAACTTTATGTCCCATTTTAACTTCATATTCTTTTAAGTATGCACGAATGTCGTTGGCAGTTTTTCCACTTGGCATATATTTTACCTGTAAATTACCAGATTTTTTGCCGATCATTTTAACTTTCATTTCAACATCATCGATGCTCTTAAAAATGTCTCTTGTAGGAATTCCTGTCACCATTGCATCAATACGCATACTTACAAGTTCTTCACTCAACTCAAGTGTTAGGTATAGAACATTAAGACCAGCAAGAGCATAATTAACTCCAAGATTAGCAAGGAACAAACTCTTACCAGCACCGGAGCCGCCTGCCCAGATGTTAAGTTCTCCGCGATTAAATCCGCCAAATAATTTGTCATCTATAGCCTTCCAGCCTGTTGAAATTTGTCCATTTTTATCTTTGATCCTCATAAGCCGGGCTCTGGGATCATCAAAATAATCAGTACCCATATCCTTCTGTAGGCCAACTTGGACTGCTTTTTTAATCTTATCTTCTACTGGACCGTATTCGCCTTTTTCCAACAAGTCTGCACTTTCAAGGATTGCTCGCTCTAATCCCTTGTGTCTAATAAATGTTTCAAACTCAGTTAGTAACCAGTCATAGTCATTTTCTTTTACACCTTCTAACTGTTTAAAATTAGAGTCAGTCGCCGCATTAATAATGTCTAATGTAGGCATACTGCTATATTGCTCTACATATTTTGTTAAAAACTCCGCACTAGTTTGTAGTTTGCGGTCAAATAATGATGCATCAAAAATGCTTTGGCATCTGACAAAACTTTCAGCATCACTTAGCATCATTTCAATGTATAACTTCTGTATATCGTATCCGTAATTTGTATTTTGTGTCATAATATATTATACTACTTAATTAAAAACTTTAATACCGTAATGGCGTTGAAAACTTTTTGCATCTGCATGATCATTTACCATTGGTTTGCCTTTGATATTTAAACTAGTATTGAGTAACATAGGACATCCGGTTTGAGCATACCACAATTCTAAGAGCTTTCTGAAAGGGCTTCCATCGTTTGGAACAGTTTGAACACGTGAAGTTCCGTCACGATGAACGATGGCAGGATATAGCTGAGGATGCCGGCAACGAGCGATGACTTGCATATACCTACTATTATCCCAACCCCTAGGCATATCAAAATACATATCAGTAAGCTCTTCGAGTATTGCCGGAGCAAAGGGTCTAAATTCTTGTCGTTGTTTGATTGCATTTACTTTATCCTTTATATCATCACCACGTGGGTCAGCAAGTAAACTACGGTTGCCTAATGCTCTAGGTCCAAACTCTGCACGACCTCGAGCTAGTCCGCAAATTTTATTTTGTGTAATATATTCTACAATTTCTTCATTAGTTGCACGATATCCCATATCGTAACCTAAGAAATTATTGGACCAGTCTGTATAGTCTTTCCAATGTGGGTTATGAGCTAATACAGCACCAACAGCACTACCTGCGTCTCCTGGATTAGGATATATCCAAGTTTTCTCAAAGAAATTACCAGTGAGTCTATTAGCTAAACAGTTCAGTGCGCAACCTCCCATGAGTACTAAATTTTTACTCTTAGATAATTTTTGAGCTAATTCTAAAGCATTAGAAAATAACTGTTCGTACATTAATTGTGTGCTTGCGGCTATTTCAAAACTATCTTTAACAGTTAAATCTAATCTCCAATCTGTACAACCTCGATGTAGATTCTTTTTAAATGTAAATTTATTAGGGTCTTTAATAAAATCAGTATGCATGGCATGCAGATAATTTTTATGAAGTCCATATGCGCTCATACCCATTGTAATATATTCATCTTCGTTAGGTTTTAAACCAATGCGTTGTGTCATTGCGCTATAAAATAATCCAATACTATGTGGATAACTTTGACTCCATAACTTCTTAAGTTTGTTGCCTGATCCTTGCCATATAGTCATGGTTTCAAACTCGCCAATTGCATCTATAATTAACACACATGCATCATCAAAACCGCTAGTGTAATATCCTGCTGCCGCATGACTCAAATGATGACTAGTATATGTAATAGGACTGTCAACTTCATATCTAGCCATGTAGATTTCAATATTGTTGTCGCGATGTTTCCATCCTTGACCGGCAATCAGTTGCCGTAGCGTTTTTTTAAACGGCTGTTCGTACCAGTAAACTCGTCCAGGATATCCAAATCTTTTAGCATCAGCAATTAATGATTTGCATAGATCTCTGTCGTTTTTTTCTCCACTATATCGTTCACTATGACTGGCAAATACAAGTTTTTCGTCAGCAAATACTGCCACTGCCGCATCGTGGCTATTAGCCGATACACCCCAACTAATCATTTGTATATAAACGGATCTCTCTTCCGTAATTCTTCTAATCGAAGTTTTAATTCCTTACGACTTTTCCAGCGAGTATACGGGAGTAAAATAAATTCAATTAACTTTTTTATCATGCATTTTCCTTAAACCATTTCTTTGCTTTTAATTGTATTTTAAGACTATTTGATTCTTTAGCTTGCACAATCAAATATAATGTTGCTAACTTACCTAGCTTAACTACGGCATCATTTATATCTTTAACGCCATCTGGCCAATTAGGCATGCTAATTGACCATCCGTATTCTATTGCTTGCTCTACAGTTCGCGGACCTTCGTGGTCCCTATCAGGTACTAGTATAATCTCTTTGCCCAACTGCTTTAATAACCAGTTCTGACTATCTTTAATCTCTGCACCTAGTAACGCACATCCGTCAATACTTATCGCATCAAACGGGCCTTCGCTAACAATTACGAAATCTCTATCATCTTGTTGAGTGTCTAGGTTAAACACATATCCTGGCTGTTGCTCTGACAAATATTTAGGTTTAGCATCATTAACAGCGCGGGCAGTCCAACCTACAATTTCATTTTTATAAATGAACGGAATTATTAGTCTATTACTAAATCCAACTTTTGGAGTCCAATAAAAAGAATAATCTTCAGGATATATCTTCCTGTCTATCATGTATTCTAAAATGGATACAAGTTTTTCAGGAGGATTAGTTAATAGTGTATCTAAAGGTTCGCTATCTAACGGCAATGCACGAACATCAAACTTAGGGATTATACTACGAACTTCTGTAGTATTGTTGTCGTCTAACCTAAGTGCTTCGAGTCTCAGTTGAGCAATAGCATCATCCGGAATATTTAAATCCCGCATGAATTTATTCATTTTTTGACTAATATGTCTACCAGGTTGCCAACTGCATTTGAATCCGCAATTGAAACAGTGATAGCTAACTGCATCTCCGCCATTGACAATAAATCCACCACGCTGTCTTTTGTCATCGCAACATGGCGCATTGAAACTTATCCAACCGCTTGGAGTGTGTTTACGCTTACCTGGCAAATATTGTAGTAATGTATCGGCTATGAGACTCATAGCATATTATACTAGGATACTGTTATAGATGCAACTTTTCCGGGCCCAAGATTAGTATAATATGAACGATATGTACCGTCTGGCCATTTCCAAGTTACTCGAAAATAGTTGTAAGTTCCAACCGTAATTGGTGCAAACGCATAAGATCCAGTGTAGGCTGTAGAAAATGTATGACTTTGTATTTGAGTAGCATTTAAGAATGAGTTAACACTGATAGTCATATCAGTTGTTCCTTCAATGTAAATGGTTCCAATAAACCCATCAACTACATTTGCTGTAAATGTTAGTGTTGATGTAGGAATTGCTTCATAAAATTTTGCGGCTATAGCAGAGCTTCTATGCATTACGTTGCCCATTAAATCAATTTCACCAACAAATGTATCAAATACACGAGGATCTCTTGTCTCGCTAGTTACGTTACTTACTAGTTCTAATGTTCCAACTGCTCCAAATTTAGTATCTGAATAAAGAGGAATAGTTGCACCATTCTTAACAGCAGTAACACTATATTTTAAAAATTGTGGATCTAAGCCTGCAATATCCGCTGACTGGATAGTAACTGTACCGATACCTTTAATTGGCTCAGATGTGCTAGATAATGTTAAGCCTGGGTGCGCAGTCACTGTTTGAATAGCAAATGATACAGTTAGTGTTGTTGTTGCAGAATCAATGTCTTTTGATACACTAGAAATAATCACTGCACCGCTTATTCCACTAGATACTGTTAGTGAGCTGTTTGCTACAAAAGTTCCGGTAATATTAGCAGTTGGTATAGTAATAGTAGTAGAAATGGCTTGGCCTGAGGTCGCCACGATTGTTGCCCCTGTAGCACTAGCAGTTGTTGTTGCCAGCGGGCTAATTGTATAAGGGCTGTTAGGTAAGCTATTCCCGCCTGCGTCCATAACATTTAATTTGATACTAGTAACTACTGGAGTAATGGCTATATCTAATCTTTTTTGATCGGCATTTTTAATATCAAATTCTATGACATTATCTACGCCTTTATATATTTTTAAATTTCGTTGATACACGTTGGTATACTCCACATTGAATCCTGCCAAATCAGCAAGCAGAGTGATTCGGTTAGGATATAAATAACTTGAGATTTTTTGCATACTTGGCAAAATCCTTTTAAGTATTTATGGCAAAACTAAGAGACAGTATTGAACAAAATTTACCGTTTATCAGCGTATTAAACTACGGCGATGATGAATTTGTAGGCATTATTATAAATCAGGATCAGTTTGTTACTAGTTTCTATGATCTTAATGCTATTAAAACTCCAGAAGAAAAAACAGTCTTTTTAGATATTGGTGAAACTTGGTGGTGGGAGTCAAACCGCCAATTTCCTATTAATATTTTTTGCAGAGAACAAATTCTTCCGTTTGCATACGCTATTAAAACTTTTAATAGTAAAGATACCCGTGTAATTCTTGGACCAGTTGTTAATTTAATGAACTTAACTATGAAGCGTGTAAAACGAAAATCAGTGCAACTAGTACGTAAGGCACGTTAACTAAATCCGTAACTAACACCTTCGCAGATTAAATTCATCTGCACAACGATTACGTGTGCATAGGCGATAGCATGTGCCTTCTTAAAATAGTAATCATTATTTTCTGGTTTTACCCAAACTTCTGACATTACAGTTGGCCAATCTTTTCCAATTAAGTAACGCTTTGCAGGACGAATCATTGCTAGTACTGCTGCCAGCTGTTCGATCGACTCTGGTTTCATTTCTCTAAGAATAGCACCATGTCCGTTTACGTGGAACAACAAATTACTAAAATCATCTTGTAGTAGTAAATCCCATAAGGGTTCTGTTTCTAATAATTGTGTTAAATGTGCTTTATCTTTAACACCATCGTAGACACTAACATTTAAGAAATCAATCTTAAAATAACCCCTGTCTTCTGCTGTCTTGTAGTCTAACGTACTCATTCCAGTTATTGGATTGTACGGGATAGAAGTACAATATACTCCAGTATTGTGCTTTTTAAAAGTGCCATCTAAACTAGCATCAATGTGCTTGATAACATCTAATGCCCGTAGCCTGTCAGCAAAATCTAAATCAATATCTGGCATTATAAATTACCTTCTTTAACTACTTGTTTGACTAGTTCTACATCAGCAGGCAACTTTTTAAATTTGTTAAACCAAAATGGTATATCCATGATTACATTGATGGCTGACAATTGTTCGTCATTTAATTTCTTCAACATATCTTTGCCAGATGGACAATTTAATATTAACCACGGGCTTATTTTCCCATCTTTAATATCATATGTTGCACGACTTAGACTAACATATAAAAAATAATGATTCCAAACTGATTTGTTATCATCTGCCCAAGACATCATATGTGTAACGCTACGCTGTAGAGCAGTTTCTACTGATTCTGTTTTTACAAGGTCAACAACGTAGCGGTCATATAAGTCGTCCCTACACCAGTGGTCGAGTTTAACTCCGGAAGTAACGACAAAATTAATAAACCTATCAGGATAAAGAGGATTGACATTACTAACAAAGCTACCAAATTTAACAAAAGCATTATAGTAAGGGCTACGTGCAAAATCTTCATAAGTTTTGTCCTGTTTTGAATTTTGAGTTGTTTTATAAAATCTATTATAAGTATCGTAACCTAATACAACATGTTTTTCTGTCTTTGCTAATGCTCTACGTTTTTGTTCGCAAATATGTACAGCCAGCGTATTTTCTTTCATGAACCCGCTACTACAATATTGACATACATATGGCTTTGCCGTTAAGTTCATCATTTTAATTCTTTAGCAATAGTAGGTTCATCCATTCCGTGTTTTCTAGCAAGTTCTTTAATATCTTTGTCAGTTGAGATTGTTGCTAGTAATTCTATTTCATCCATTTTTTTATCTGGATAGATTTTAGAAAGAAATTTAGTTTTTTTGTTACTGGTTGCATCTTTTTTCTTATTGCCCAACCATTGATGAAAGAATACCTTATTTCCGTCATAACTACACATACACAATAACATCCAAAGTAATTTAGGATGTTTTTGTAGAGTATTCCAATGCTTGTTAAAATATTCGTTTACGGTTAAGACAAAATGTTCTTGTACTTCTCTGTTTTGTCCTTGTACATTACTAACATATCTATTAAGGATAAACAATTCGCTCTTAAGGCTTTTTTGTTGTTCAGCATCCATAGCATCCCACAGCTCTCGAACATTTTGATCTACGGCGGCAAGTTTTTCTTTTAGTTCAATCTTTTCACTCATTGTGGTTTGTCTTTACTTAAACGATATATCATTATAGCACGATCCAAGGCCTTTTGTAAAGCTGGATTGGTTTGCGCTTCTCGCCGGATTGCACCCCAAAGTTTGTCATCACGAATATGCTGAATTAACGGCCGTCCATCACTAGTACGAGGATCTGGCGTGTTATCCATTTCGTATCGATAACCTATTAGTTTTCTTGATTGGATAGGGGCGCCTACTTCACGTGCGTAAATTTCGTCGCCATTGCGTTCGTAAATATATTCTGCGCCCGGTGTAAGACTGCCCATTTTATAATATCTTATCTAACTGAATAATTTCGCTCTGGCGACCAATCTCTTTAACAAAGTATACACAATCTGGTTTGTGTCCCATTCTTGTAGGAGTCGCTAGTAGTTGTCCGTTTTTCATTTTTGGAAAATACCATTTAACATCATTATAAAAATTTACAATTTCAATCTTTTTAAATTCAACTCTAAAACTACTTAACGGGTTAAACACTAAAGCTTCAAACCCTCGGTCATTCAAGCTGGTCAATGGTAATATTTCAATATCACACCCGCTCTGACTATCACCTACTGCGATCGACCAATCTATAGGCATAGTCACTTCATCATTCCCAATTCTTAGTACCATTGCTGGCGCATTAAAACTTTCTAAGAATATTAATGGCATAAAAAAGAAATCAGGCTCTTTTGCGTCACTATTATCTAATACTGCGAATCTAGTGTTTTCATCTACCTCATCTGGTAAATTGTTTAATGAAAATGTTGTATTTTCTAATGTTAATATCTGCATAGTTCCTTATTTTTGCCAGTCGATCTTTTCAATGGTGAAAGGATACTTAGCTTCCTTGTAAAATTTCTTTCTTTCTGTAAGATGTCGTTTGGCATACTTACATGTGGACGTAATGTCCCAGATTTGGACAAAGTCTTTGTCTTCGGCTTTTCGAATACCGCGTCCAATTGATTGTATAACGCGGACAAAGCTCTTTCCGGGTTCCAGAAGAACCATATTAAAAATCCTAGGGATATTAATACCAACAGCGGCCACACCGTAAGTTGCCACAATAATCTTGTCATCACTAGTTGCCACTTCACGATATTCTTCCTTACGTTTGGTTGATTTTACTGCTCCGCTAATAAAAACAGCGTCTTCTAATTCATTTACTATAAACTTACCCGAATCAATTCTATTAACTAGAACTAGTGTATTGCCAGATTCTGATATTTTTTTAATTAATTTACTAATGTAAATCATTCTATCATCGTCAGTGACTAGATATTTTAATTCTTCAGCATATGATTTAAATTCAGTAACATCTAACATTTGTACAACATTTACATGGCATGTAGATAGTACCCCAAGGTCTTGTAGCTCGTATGCTTTAATTCCGCCAATGACTGGTCCAATGCTGGCAAATATACTTTCACTTTCGAATTTTTCTTTAGGAATAGTTCCTGTTAATCCCCAGCGAATTGCGGCATTGCATAAGTTTTGTGTAAGTAAGTTTTTCAATACTTCCGCTTTGGCCATATGTACCTCATCAACAATAACAGTCTTAACTCCGTCAAGAAATTCAGCTAATGTTACTATGTCCTGTTCGTGATTTTTACTTTTCTTATCTAATATATTCAAACTTTGCCAAGTGCAGATAGTATGCGTCTTATTAAGATCTTTACGGTCACCGTAGTAAACACCTACATCCAACCCGACATTAATAAAGTCTTCTTCTGTTTGTTCTACTAGACTTTTATTAGGAACAATTGTAATTGTTCTTCCGATCTTTTCAGCAACATGACTTAGAGTAGCTGTAGTAATAGTTTTGCCTGCGCCTGTTGCAATTTCTTGTAATGCTTGTGGAGTAGTTAAAAATTTATTAATTGCATCAACTTGATAATCTCGAAGCATAATAGGTTGACCTTCTTGAGGATGTCCTTTAGGCCATACCTTACCTAAATTTGCCCAATAAGATTCAGTTACTGGTTCAAATGATAAGTTACTTGATACCCGTAGGTCTTCAACATCATCAATGCTGATACCTAAGTTAGTAAGTATATCTAGAATCTTTTCTAATTGGCTTAGATAGCCAGTGCCACCTAATCCAAACAATGTTACCATTCCATCCCAGCGTCCTAACTTATATGCAGGATGATATCGAGCATATGGAATTTCATATTTAAATGAGTTAGTTAACTTTTTTCGAGCCTCTAATGAAAGGCCTTCAAATTTAATATTAACTTCGTCTTTTATTACTAGCTTTACCGCCATAGTGCCCCTGTATCAAAAATAGAATCTTTATCTGAATAACTAATAATTAGGTCACAGCAATTTATATAAACGCTGGTTTTTCCAGCACGAAGATTTGATCCTAGATATACCACACTCATAGGTTTCCAAGAAGTTTTTAAAAAGAATTTTGGAATCTTCCCCATTTCAACCCCAACTATTTGTGTAGTATTATCTAACATCTTATTATAAGATTTTTCAGCAATTATTGCATTGAATTTTTTTCCGTCTGCACTATTTGATAGTCTAAAATAGATGCCAACATTGTTTTCAATATTAAATTTTTCAAATATTTTAGTCAGTGTTTCAAGATTTTTTATATTAGTTAGATCATTATTAATCTCAAACACTACCATAGCAGGCAATCTTTTTAGATCCAATAGGCTTTTAAAAACATCTTCCAATGCATGTAGATTTGAATCAACCCATACCTTAGGTTTTGATCTTGAAGCAATAATTTCAGTCAATGTTGTTGGACTATTTTCACGGGGTTCGTGGCGGTATTGATATCTTACACTTCTATCTTCAATAATATTTTTATCAATTGCTGTAGTAAGGCCTAGATCATCAGTAATATGTTTTTGAAAGTTTGTGTTGACTATATTAGTCAATAGAAACTGATTTTTAAAGTCAGGTTCTTTCCATGATTTTATTGTATTGTAATGATTTTTTAACTCTTCATCAATATGAAATCCTAATGGGCGTAACCTGTCAATCAGCATAACAATATTTTTTTCAGTTAAGTCTAACCAATAAATTCTACCATCTTTTATACAATTTACATCTTCAGTTTTCTTTGAAAGTTCAGTTATTATTTTTCTGATTTGAGACGAAAATGTCATTTCTATAACTATGACAGGTTCCGGATCAGCTTTATGAAAAATGTATAAATTTCTAATTTGATCAATTTTACGGAATGGCTTTGACCAGCTAGGTGCGGACAATGCTTCATTGATTTCCAACGATAAGTCTGGTAATTTTTCTGTATTTTCTTGTAAAATTTTTACTAATAGGTGAGATTGATTTTCAGTAATAAACTGCGGCATCAAAATTGTTTTAGATAGGTTATTTAAAACCTTCATGTCTTTTGAACTAACGGATGCTTCTATATATTCTAAATTATTTTTTAGAAATTTTAACAGTAATGTGTCAATTGTTATCATATTATGTATGTTACACTATTATTATAAAAAAGTCAATAGTTTAGACAAAAAAAATAGGCCTCAATATTATTTAAGGCCTATAGTCTACCTTTTGGGTAAATGAATTATAAACTTGCGTCTTCCATGCCAGCAACACGTAGTTTAACAATGTTTGTAATTTGCCACTGTTTTTGATCTAGTGCTTTTGTAACACCTAACCACTTGTTACGTAGTAAGGCAAATTCGTTGATAATTTTTTCAAAGTCAACAACATCATCTTCGCCTTCTACAAACTTTTCACAGTCTCTAGAACTCAAAGCTCGTTGATAATTTTCAAGATATTTACGAAAATGTTGACTTTTTAAACGGCGAAGTTCAATGTTAAGATATTCTAATATTGCTTCAATTTCTTGTAGTTGGCCAAATCGTTGTTCAACAATACCAGGCATCGCTGCCGCGGCACGTTCAACATTTCCGGTTATTTTACACTCAGCTGCCGCGGCAATTAATTCATTAGTATAATACTCTGCCGCATCGGGAATGTTAGAAATGTCTTTAGAAACATCAGAATACCAACCCATTAAAACTCCAATTCACCGTAGTCTTCGTCTTCGTCTTCAATACTATCTTCGTCGTCATTGAGGTAATAACCAATGGCTTGATCAAGAATATCATCTACTCCAGTAGCCGCTTGTAGAACTTTATCTGGCACACCGAAGTCTGCCAACATATCTATGTAACGTTCAGCTACGGTTTCTAATTGTTTCTTATCAATGTATTCAACAAAGTTTAACCAAATATCACCAACTTGTGTTTCATTCAACATCTTCTTTTATCTCCTCAGGAATGGATTGTTGTTTGATATGAAAATTCTTCATTATCATATCTAATTTATCATCTTTCCATTCTTTTCGGTAGAATTTGAATTCCTCACCAGTAGTAGGATCAACATATTTTAATCTGTTGCCTTCTTGCTTTAGTATGCCTGCTTTCTCGCACATATCTACCATACCGCTATAAGGGTTCATACCAGTTTCGTATGGAATCTTAATCTGTACAGTTTCAAAAGGCTTAGAGTAACGAGTTTTCATAATCTTACATGATGCACGAATACCCATAACGTCTGCTACTTTATTGCCATCCTCATCCTCTTTGAGTTTGAGTTTT